CTAATCCGGAATCATCGCAACGGGCTTTACCGACAAGCACCACTGATTATTACATAACGGCTGGCACAAAAAATCTAATGAAAGAGATTGACGCAATCGAGGTTGAGGAAGACTTGTCTGACACTAGACATCTAACACACCCATCCAAAAAAGTAGAGGTCATGGTTGAACGCGGAATTTCAAACGCGGTAATGCAGGAAGAGGATGATAATGATGACTTCTTAGATGATGTTAACTCATTAATATGAGAGACTTTATAGCAAACAGCGGAGGTCGAACCCAAATGAAACTCTCCAATCTAGATCAGGAGAATAGTGCAATTTGGACGACTGAGAAGGTTCAAAAACTTCTTGACGATTTTGAGAATGGTATGATTGACATCAAGACCATTAAAAATTCGCCGTTTAAAGATAATGATCCGGTCTGGAAAAAAGCGAATATCGTTTTTGAATACACACCGGAAGAGCTTGAAGAAATCAAGAGATGTAAACACGATCCAGTTTACTTCGCATCAAAGTATGCGCAAGTAATGACAGAAGATGGGATTCAACAAATCACACTAAGGGATTACCAAGAAGAGATCATTAGATCCTTTAAGAATAGTCGTTTCAATTGTTTGATGGCATCCCGACAAATCGGTAAGACTGTTATGTCGGGAGTATTCATTGCATGGTACCTAATATTCCACACCGATAAAAACGTATTAGCTGTTGCTAACGTTGCCTCTACTACCAAGGAAGTATTGGACAAGATTAAATCAGTACTTGAGAACTTACCGTTCTTTCTTAAACCTGGCTGCATTTCAAATAACGTAATGTCGCTTAAGTTTGATAACGGCTGTCGTTTGATTGGTCGTACCACCACTAAAAATACAGGTATTGGTTTTACGATTCACGTACTGTACATCGATGAGTTCGCTCACATCAATCCGTCTTACCTAGACTTCTTTTATCGAGCGATCTATCCTACTATTTCAGCATCAACCAATTCAAAGGTTATTATAACGTCCACTCCGAATGGCATGAATCGATTCTATGAGATCTACATGGATGCGATGAATGGCTTAAATACTTACGTACCTCTACGAGTTGACTGGTGGCAGGTGCCAGGTAGGGATGAGGAATGGAAGAAAATGACGATTGCAAACTTAGGTTCTGAGGAAGACTTTAATCAGGAATACGGGCTACAGTTCTTTTCCTCTGACAAATTGCTGTTACCGTCAAAAGACTTAAAAAAGATCTTTTCGTTCCGCACTACATACGAGGTCCCAGAATGGGCCCAAACCCCGGAGAATTTAGACCTATTAGACGGCTTCTCGGTTCATCCAAACTTTAACAAATTCACACCCGATGACATTAGAAACGATGGCAACACGTATGTGTTCTCAATCGATACTGCGTCAGGCGTCGGTCGCGACTATTCAGTAATTAATATTTTTAAATTCACAGCATTACCAATCAAAATGCTAGAGCAAGTGAAAGATTTTATCAAGAATGAGGGAGACTTTTTTGGACTTGTGCAAGTTGCCTCATTTAGAAGTAATAAAAAGGACATCAACGAGTTCAGCAATGTCCTTGAGTACTTGACATATAAAGTCTTTAATCCAGAAAAGGCGAGACTGTTGATAGAGCTTGATCATAAGGGAGATTACGTAATGGATAAAATCCAACAGAACGAGTTATTTTGGCCAGGACAATTGGTACATTCGAAACACATGACGTCTTCGACTAATTGGAAACCTGGACTAAAGATGACCGAGTCCAATAAGACTAAATACTGTGAACGTTTTAAGTACCTAGCTGCCGTAAATAAAATTCTACCTAATGAATTTAAAACAGTGCATGAGCTTGGATCGTTCGGTAAAGCTGGCAATGGTACATATCGTAGTCAAAACGGTAATGATGATTTGGCAATGACATGTGTATCAACTGCTGCATTTTTTGAATCGCCTAACTTTTGGGAGATAGTGAATGATGAATTGGACAGATTGCCTAAGGAATATCTTGAAAAAGTATACGCTCAATTCTTGGGTGAGGCTTATTTGGGCCATGATTCAGGATACAATCACGAAACACTAAGAGACTTGAATCGTACTCCTGAAATAAAAAGACCTGGAGCAACTAAAAAGTTTGACGAAAATACTGTGGATGAGTATAAGAGATTACTTAGCCATTTTTACGGAAACAATACCCAATAAAATTTATGAAACCGGACGAACTATTGGACTTCGATTACGAAAATAATAAAAAGGAAATCTTTGATAAGATCGTGAAATCCATTGATTCTGCGATGAAAAAGAAATCTCAGCAAATTTACATAAAGAAGCTGATGATAGTTGATGAAGAGATTGACGTAGTTGCCAGTCGAGAAGATTGGCCAGACTGTTTGGATAAAGCAATTAACTTTTACAAACAGATTGAAGACTACGAGTCTTGTGCAAACTGTCAAAGTATATTATCAAAAATCAATCAACCAATTAAAAAAACAAAATCAAATGCCAGAAAAACAAATTAAGAGAAAAGCCCAAACTCCAAAATTGGAAGTTACAGAAAAGGACCTACGTACGGTCAATCTTAAACCTTCTCAGGAGATTTACTGCCAAAAGATTATGACCAATGAAATAACATTTTGTTATGGACCGGCTGGAACCAGTAAAACTTTCACAGCCTGTTTAGCAGCCCTAAAGCTCTATATGTCAGGCAAGATTAAAAAGATAATCTTATCAAAGCCGATTCAAGAGTCTGGCGAAAAACTTGGGTTTTTACCTGGTGAAATTAAGGATAAAATTGATCCATTCATGGAAAGTTATCGTTCAAATTTGGTAAAATTACTACACGATCCAAATTGTGTGGGCTGGCTTGAAGCAACCGGTGTTATCGAGTTTAGACCGCTTGCCTACATGAGAGGAGCGACTTTTGATAATTGTTTAATGATTCTAGATGAAGCTCAAAATGCTGATTTTAAACAACTTATGCTGTTCATAACTCGTATGGGAAAGGACTCTAAGGTGTTAATTTGTGGAGATGTCAGCCAGTATGACATTGCAAAGAGTAAGGTAGCTTTACCTGACTTCATTAAATTATTGGAAGGCATTAATAACTTGGGCATTCACAAATTTAAAGATGAGGATATTGTGAGAAACAAAATCTTGATCCAAATTACTGAACGCTACGAGAAATGGAAATCAGAGAACCCGAAACACTTTAACTAAAAATAGATTAATGAGCGCTTACGACCTAATTAACAAACAACTAAACGACGAAATGCAGAGCCTTGCCGAACTAATTAAGAGCGGCAATTACACAGAGAAAGACAGAAATAGGTTAGCCTCAATCATGTATCCGAAATTAAAGTTCTTCATTTGGAAGTTCTTTAATGATCCTGACGAAACTGATGAAGTTCTCCATAATACTCTATTTAAGATATTCAAAGGACTTACCTCATACAGCGATTCGTATCGCTTCACGACCTGGATCTATACGATAGCTAAGAATGAGGCACTACTTCACCAGCATAAATTAAAGGTTCAGTTCGCGCAGAGTCTTGATAATTTAACAAAACCTTTGAATCTACCGGACGATTCTCTACATACTTTCGAAAGGGAAATTTACATGGACGATCTCTATGTTATGACTCAGACCGAACTCACCGGCTTACCTGATTGCATTGAGAAATCAATACTAATTGATAAAGAGATGAATCATCTAAGAGGTAATGAAATTGCAGAAAAGTACGACATGAATCTAAACACGGTTAAAACTAAAATTAGAAAGGCTCGTAAAATGTTAAGGGAAGCGGTGCTGGAAAAGAATCCAGGAATGATTGACCGACTAAATGAATACTTTTAAACATGGGACTATTAAACTTACTTAATCCAATTGAAGCAATTGATGCAGTGCGAACTATCGTAAAAGATCTTACTAATTATCGGTTCTATCGAAAACAGATCAAATCAATTGAAGATGCCGGTATTTTCAGGACAAAAAAAATGCGAGTAGACTGGCTATGCCGAGTCTATTATGTTGTTAACTTAGAGCCTGAACTTCAGCTAGCAACTGGTGATCTAATCGATCTTGAAAAGAGTCGAGTGTTTGAGTCAGTTTCTAGAATTCAAGGAATCTTTGCAGATCGTAACTTGACTGAGATTGTTGACGTTTCATCAAAACGAATAAAGGACGATAATTATTACGCGTACCTTGTCACAATTAAATATCGAGTTGACACCGTTTTATCCGATATTGCTAAAGCTGTAATACTTGGAATTCTTGTGTATTACACAGTTCACCTGGGATTTTGGGTAGGTGAAAATTGGGCGGTTTTAAGAGACTCTACTCTTAATAAACTCAACAGTAAGTAAATAAATAACTAAAAATATTTCGTAATTTATGAAATTGATTAAACTTCATTTTGAAAAAATTGTATTGGGTTTACTATTCGTAATCTTCATTCAACAGTGCAGCACCTCAAGCCGAGTTAGCAAGATTGAAAAGCAGTCGAAAATAATGAACCAGCGAATTGATTCAGTATACACGTCTGACTTAAAGAAAATGATTGAGATCGAAGGTTTAAAAGCCTCTAAGCGAACTCTTTATGACTGGAATGCAGTGGTTAGAACCGCAGTTAGACCGGATGATCGTATGAATGAATACGATGCACAAATTGAAAAAATACAGAAGTCTAAATAATGACAAAGAAAGCGACTCACGTATTCATAATAACTACGTTTGTTACTCTATATTTACTTGTTTCGATCATTTCGACGATTCACGTTATTGACTTTTTCCTAATGTCGAATCCTAAATGGTTAGCGATTAGCTTAGCTATTGCATTCGAAGTCGGAGCAGCCGCATCATTAGCCTCAATCATTACCCTAGATAAAATGAATAAGGGTATTGTTTGGGGACTTTTCATTTTATTAACCTTGATGCAGGCCATGGGTAACACATACTACACATACGTTCACTTAAACAATTTTCAAGGTTGGGTTGAACTATTTGGATTAGTTGAAGAAGAACTAATTTATCAAAAAAGAGTTCTATCAATTGTAAGTGGAGCAATCTTACCGATAGTTGCACTAGGTTTCATTAAGTCATTGGTTGATTACATTAAGCCAGCAAATGATACAGTAAATGATACAGCAAATGATACAGTAAATGATACAGTAAATGACACTGTAATTGATACAATATCAGATACAGAAATTGAACCGGCTGAACCTGAGAAGGAAGTTCCTTACGTAAGCGATGACTTTCAAATAGGCCCAGACGGTGCTTATGAACATGATGACGAACTTGTTCTAGATGCGCCATTCATGATTGAAGACGATCATTTTTCTGAAAGTCAACCGGCGATTGAACCTTCTCCAGAAATTACAACTGAACCTGAGGTAGATAATAATAACACAATAAGCCAATCTCGATCGTCGGATGATGCAATAGCTAGAGGAGCTAGAATATCATTTAGTGATAAGATTTAAAAATAGTCTACCGTGAATGCCATACATTAATTTCCAAGATGATCCAATTCCACAAAGAGTAAACAACTCATTTGCGAATCTATGTTCATCTGATCCAAGCAAAAAGGTTTTAAAGATCCTAGATAAGTGCTTTATCATCGTAAATAAGGGAAAAACTGAAGCTAAATTTTGCGATCTTGAAAAACTTTTATATCCAGTAGACGGACATCTGCTTATTGATTTCGAAGTTTGCGCTGAAGAGCGATTGTCAGTTTATGATAATTCACTAGAGGATATTTTATCAAGCAGTCCATCAAGTGAAGCTGTATATTATCCATTGGGTGCAGGAACAGAGTACATGATCCCAGCTGGATATTCAGGACCTTCTTCAAGCCCATCATCTAGCCCTTCGTCTTTGCCGTACTATTTTATCATACCTGCTGATCGCAATTATGTCAGAGGTTGTATTTTATACATTGACTATCCAGTATTAGATAAAAACGGGTCAGACGTTTTACCAGCAGATCAATCATGCGAAATCAAATTGATTGATCAGGACCTAAACGAATCAACTCACCCAATAAGTAACTTCTTTTCTCACTTAGGTAATCCAATGACGCGTAATGCGACTAAGCTAATAAATAAGATAGAGATATACAACCCAAACCCTAATTTTAGCGTTAAGGTGAGAGGTATGGTAATCTATGTAAAGGGCAATCCAGATCCAAACAACTGTGCTTGCTAAAAAATTTAAAAAGAAATGAATCATTCAACAGTTGCAAAACTTTTAAAAACTCACACCGACGCAAATAATTCAACGGACTACACGCCAACTTTCGTGAATGGGTCTAACCGTGGACTAAACAGTGCCAACGATACCGGTGTAGGTTACTACACTGACACTTGGTACGGTATTCATAACCCAAGCGGATCAGCTATTACAGTTACGGCGGTTAAGACTGCTGATCAGGGGACCTCTGGCTCTGGCGTAAGCATTAGAATTAATGCAGGTGAAACGTTCTATGCAGTTATTTCAAAGATCACAGTCGGTGCTGGAGTAACCGTCGTTCTATTAGGAATTCCAACAACATTTAGTAGATAATGGGACCAGTACTTACATTTGGACAAAGACAGCAAGCTCTAAGAGGATTGCCTTTCTATGGAAAGAGCGATTTTAACTTTGTTGCGTCCAGAAGTAATTTTTCAGGAGGTATCTCAATTAAGGTACTACCGTTATCTGATCTTTCTAGACCACAATCTGTAAACATTAACGATTTCGATAGAGAAATCAAACATCTCAATCAAACATTTAAAGCCGGTTCCAGAATAAGTGGAATCAAAGTTAATTCTCCGTTCGAAGGTAAAAAGGGAGAAGGTGAATCAATCATAGGAAAGTTTGAAAGTTTCAAAATCGATAAACCTAATCAAGTAATTAGAGCTTTCATTAGAGATCCAAAAACAATGAAACTTGTTGAGGTTTACCCTGAAACATTGACTCGTCTTAATGAGTCTAAGTCTCATCTAGCGAAAACCTTCCTGGAATTCGTGATATAATCTTAAAAAGAACAAACATTTATGTCAATAGAACAAGAGAAGGCTCTTGGCGGAGGAGATGAAGAAATATCTTCATTTCTTGAACAAGAAGACTCAAAGTACGGCAAAAATTCAAACGAAGCGCCTAAGCCGATTGAACCGGAGATGCCATCACCAAAAACTAATTTAGGAACAGCCAGATCAGTTCAAATTGCAGAAGAATCCTCAATTTCTGGAGCAAACGATGGGTACTGGAAAAACGTACCTCTTGAAAATTTACCGTCAGGCGGAATGTTCTACGCTGAAGGTTCAGAATTAACGATTAGAGCAGCAACTGTTTCTGAAATCCGACATTGGTCAACAATTGACGAGGACGATGTTCTTGACATAGACGATAAATTAAATTTCATAATTGAAAAGTGTACAAGGTTCAAAATCAAAGGAGGTCAATCCTGGTTAACTTGGAGAGACATTCTAGAAATTGACAGACTATACGTGATCTTTTTAATTCATGAAATAAGTTTCCCAGACGGACAGAATGAACTTTTTGTCAAATTACAATGTGCTGAAACCTGTTCAGAAGATGGTAAATTCAACGATGATGTTAAAGTTAGAAGTAACATGCTTCAATTTTTTGAATTTCCTGCTGAGCTTGAGCCGTGGTATTCGTCTGAATATAGATGCTTTGAAGTTGTTTCTCAAAAACTAAATGAAACTTTCTATCTTTATATGCCGACTATCGGAGTGATTGAAAGACTTCGCAAGAGAATAGCTGAAGCCAAGAATCTAAATCGACAAATCGATAAATCTTTCATAAAAATTGCACCTTACATCATTCAGGATTGGACGAAGTTCGGCCAGCAAGAATACGCAGCCCTACAGTCAGAAACTCTAGGTTGGCATATTAACAAATTCACATTCATTACCAAGTTCGTCGATCAGGTTCAAGCCTCAAGAGATAACTCAGTAACAGCACAATGCCCTAAGTGTGGAGCAAAATTGACGTCATCAATTTTTTCGTCAAACAGCTTCACTGTCAAAGATCTTTTCCTTATTTCAGGTAGACTTGACCAACTTATTTGAGACTAACCGTCTCCTGGCAGTGAAGCTGCACCAATCGATCACCGAACTTTACGGATTACCGTTCTATGAGTACCTAAGCTATGTCAAATTCTTAATAGATGAGTCTGGCTCAAATACTCAAGAAGTATTCGAAATTCAAACTGGACTTGACGCATAATTTGCTCAGGTCCTTTATTTTTTAATAAATAACCAAAAGAACATTACCTAAGTGGAATTTAACCTAAGATACACGACGTCGGCTAGTTTATTTACAATGCTTGGATCAACTCAACTCGATATTAGAGTTATTGATATAGAAACCGGTGCTATCGTTGTAACTGCTGGTCTTGGTGGATCTGAGTTGACTTTAGAAAGCATACATAAAACGGTCTTAGACCAAATAAAAGTTAAGTTGACTGATTTAAAAATAAATGGAGTAATTTTACCAAGTGTTGACCAATTAAAAGAAGGCGAGACTATAATACTATCACCTGATAAACCTTTACCCGGTAGTAATATATCGTCTGATCTAGGCTCATTAACGCCTGGAAGTATTTTAGAAACTGAGATCAATAAGCCGGTATCCACCAGCAATATTCCAACTGGTGAAACTGTTTTATCAAGAGAAGCTGTTAAACCTGCGGCTGGTGAATCTATTGCGAATTTAAAATCTTTGCCGATTGAAAATTCAATTGAAGTTCCAAAAACGCTAGAACCTAAATCAGCAGAGGCAGAAGTTAAGTCAACTCCAATTCCAACAGTTAAGCCTGAACCGGTCGAACCCGTTAAGATTATAACTGTTCCGATTGAGGTCGAAAGGCCTGCACCGCTTGCCGCAACCGTTGCAACTTCAGGTAATGTTGCACAAGCGGCAGTTTCTCCGATTTCAACTACTAATATTAGTTCAACTACTATTAATCAAATAGGGCAAGCCCTCGCTACTGCTACGGAAAAGGAGATTACTAATGCCATATCGAATAATACAAGCTCTACTAGTAAAAATACGGAAACCTCTAATTCTTCTAGTAAAAATACTGAAGTCTCTAAAAATTCTGCATCTTCAATCATAACGCAAGGATCAACTCTATTAAAAGAGCTGATTTCAAATAAAGAAACTTCTCAAAAATCGACCATTGAAAAAGCGACATCTCCTGAAGATTTAATTCTTTCAAGTTTTGGATCAGCTGATTTTAAAGAAGGTCTCATTAAGGAGGGTGTAAAGTTCAATAGCGCTGATAAAATATTGAGTGCCGCAAACGAAAAAAAGGACGCTGTCTCTGATGCAGTTAACTCAGTTAAGTCAAATGTTGCGTCTGAGGTAGCTAGCGTAAAATCTTCAAAACTAGCAGATTCAAATTCGGTAAAACAATTACTAACACCAGATAAAACTTTAGAGAAGAGTGTTAGTAAATTAACTAGAGAGTTGCCTGAATCGATAAACAACTTAAGTTCATCATTTAGCACCTTCTCTCCGCAGAGTTCAAGCACAACTAACGTTACAAATGAAGGTGCAAAAATCGATCAGAGTAGTACAGTTAATTCAATGCAGTCTGCCAATAGACAAGCTGCCCAAGCTGACGCATCCGCTCAACCGGCAACTGCTCAATCTGGAATGAATCAAAGTGAATTCTATATGCAAGCAATATACGCAGCATTGATGTCAGGTAAAATAAGAGTTAAAATCGAACAGGTATAATATGGAACACATAAATGAAATTCGAGAAATCGTAAACGAGTACAGCAAGATAACTGCTGGAATTAATGAGCTTGAAAGAATGACTCAGCTACTTAATTTTAGAAAAACTGAATTAGAGACAGCACTGGACAACAATAAGAACCGTGAGAAATCTCTAATAGATAAAATAATAGAAGAGACTGGTCAAGCTCCAGACTTCTACAAAATTATGTCAGAATTGAATGTTTAAACCCTTATTGAAATTAGATTTAAAATCGATGTTGCTAATCGTGTTAGTACTGATCATTGTACTAATGAGAACGTGTGACAGCGGAGAAACTAAACCTGGAAACACGGTTAAGATTGATGGTAAAAAATACGAAGTCTTAAAGCACGATATTGATACCTTTATTCAAAAGCAAGAAACCATCGTTTATAAAAAGGGTAAAGACGTTTATCATGATACTACAATCTATGTGCCGACGCCAATGAGCTTCGATACTCTACAGGTCGTAAAAGATTATTACGCTAAGAGAGTTTACATAGATACTTTAAAATTAGCGGATTCTCTAGGCTACATCGTCGTTAACGATACAGTTTCTCAAAATAGCCTATTAGGCAGATTATGGAATGCTCAAGTAAATAAAACCACAATAAAAGAGACATTAATCGTTAAAGAACTTCCAAAGAACCAAGTTTACATTGGGCTAGTTGGAGGATTTGATAGGGCAAATGTGGTTAATTTTGCAGGCCCATCATTACTACTAAAAACTAAAACTGATAAAGTGTACAGTGTCGGAGTTGGATACTCAGCAGATAAAGTGATTTCTATTCAAGGTGGACTGTACTGGAAAATTAAATTAAAGAAATAATGATTTCTAAATTTGTAACGTTAACTGACTATTGTGTATTGGAGTACATGATGACTCCATTAGGAGACCCTTCTCCGGACATTGTCAACTCTCAATATTATTTTGTCGATAATAAGCACGTTGATGGATATCAGCTGTATAATACTGATGCCTATACTAGCATTACCAAAAACACAAGAGGACTAAGCGTTGTTGCAATCGGCGGCTCTCGATTAGTTAGGGTCGATCTTACCGATTTACCGATTTATACACAATACGATCCAAACATTACTGAGACCGCAGTTTCTGCAAGCTTAAGCAGTTTCACAATAATGGACACGATGAGGTTTCACTTTGCCTCAGGTTTCAATTTCACAGAGGTTGAAAATATTATTTTAGGAGCACGTCAAAAACTAAATGACTTAAAACAATTGCAGTTAGCAAACGTATTGGTTGATGCACAAACTGCTCAAACTCTGTTAACGTTTAATCCAAAACCTCTATATTTAACGAATACTATCTATGACCGATACGTTGATGTTAAAATTCCGACATTAGCCTACTTAAACGAAGATTTCAATCAATTTGGATCAGCGTCATTCGAGTACGCAATAACCAATGGAACCGGCTTTATCAAAGAGGCCCCAATAACAGTTTCATTAATTGAGGCAACCTATGAAGACTACTATCCAGACAACGGAGAGAAGTATGAACTGTACAGAGTTGCTAACTATTTCGAAGGCTCAGTTCCTCAAATAAATGAGTTTGATAGCCTCGGTGCAGTAATTCAAGAGGCAACCGACGGAGACTATATTGAATTCTTTGCAACATGGAATGGAACCTTCGCTGAAGACTTAATTTCAACACTAAATGCAAAGGGCCCAGATAATGATTGGATATTCATTCACCAGCTTCAAGTATACGAACAGGTTGGAACAGCACTAGTGCCTTCTGGAAATTTCATGGTTTACCAAGAGGATAACTTTGATACGGCTCTAAGCTATCGCCCTATTTTAAAAGAAGCAGGTTTCGCTGTGTCAATGTCAATTGATTATACGCTTAGGCTGTTAAATAAAAAGACTGGTGACCAAATTATTAGAACTGGATCAATGTCATTGTTCAATCCAAACAAGTATGGAAAGTACTTGGCTAAAATTGAACTCGCAGATCGTCCTCAATCAATGAAGGTTTACAATAAAATCGTTCAAAAGAACCTTGAGATCTCTAATCTATTCACCGGCGGCAAAGCTCCACAGGCTGCAACTGCCCAGATGACGACCGCCCCAACTGTAATTGAAAAAGAGGTCAAGGTTGGAGTTCCAGTATTTTATAAGCAGTCAAATATTCAAATAAGCCAAAAGAACGCTCTACTTAAATACGGAGACGGTTCTATGGAGGTCATTTATGGACAAGGTGAAATGATCTTGCCAATTGACCCGACCGATAACTTCTTTAAAATAAACGTATACGAAAAGAATCCAGTTAATCCAAAGGTTCATACTCCAGCTAACTTGAATAATAATTCAACATTCACTCTGACTTTCGGGTCAGATTCAAAATTTGTCTATAATGGACTTACTGATCCAGCTTATGTTGATCCAAGTAAAGGTCAACTTTCATTTAGAATACCAAAGGACCAAGCAAAGAAAATATTAGAGTCGACTGATACAAATCTTTTCATTTCGCTAGTCGGCGCGGACGGTACTGAAACTCTACTATACACCGGCAGATGGCTACCGTCTTCTCAATATTCTGCGATATTAAGAGCTAATGAAGCTGCTCAAAATGCACTTCTAAATGACCCGCAAGAAATTATTTCTGAATTAAGAGAAAAGATCACAAATCTTGAGTCAACTAATACTGCTCTACTCAGACGTTTATCAACAGGCCAATCTATTTTCGAAGCACCACGCCCTGGAGGTATTAGATTCGACAGAATCCAATCAATAAATCCAATCGCTAGCGTACTTCCTCCATCTAGTGAATTGTCTATAGTAAATGTTGACACTGAGGTTACCAATCTTACTACTTTCGTTCAAGATACTCCTCTTCCTACTACCACTCGTAAATCGCAAGATTGGAAAAATCGAAACCCTAATGCAGGTGGAGGACCTAGAAGATAATATGGAACCAAGTCATTCGGAGCAGTTCGAATGAATAAATAACTCCAGTATCTACAGATAAATAAACTTAGCGATACAAGCTGATAAATAATAAAAAAGACAAGCGTTTCAATGAACGGTCTCATACACGAACTAACAACTGAGCTCAAATCTAATTCGAGCATAAATTCTAGCATTGCCGCAAAGGTTGTGCTTGAATCAATCAACAACTCACTTATGTTGGGAGTTGCACCTGATCAAATCTTAGAAAATTCTCTAGAAACCCTAGAACAATTTGCTATTGAGATGGTAAACGAAAACCTAAAGGAAGTAGTTGCGAAATTTAAGAAAATGGCTGAGAAGCCAACTGCAAGTCTTCAGAACATGGCAAAAGAAGCAGGTCTAAAGATTAAACTTCAAGCCGTTAAAGAATCTGAAACTTACGGAGATCCAATTTTCAAGCACACTGTTGCTAGATTGGAAGAAGCAGTTAATTCAATGCCAGAATACAGAGCGTTAGGTTTTGTGTACGAAGGACTTTCTAAGTTCGCTTACGATAAAATGGTTGCTGGAATTTTGGAAGAAATTTCAACTTACGTTAATAACAACCGTGTAAAATTAGAAGTACTGAACGCTGTTTTTGAAATGAGATTAGCCGGTCCAGTTCTTTACAAAGATGCTTGCGCTCTTCTTGAACAAGCAGTATTGGAAGGAATTGAAACCTCTGACGGTATCAAAATGAAATTACGTTCTTTTGCTAATCTTCCAGTAGTTAGTAGACTTATTAATACTGTTAGCATGTTGGAAGCTAAGACAGACGGTACTTTCAATTTAGGAATCGGAAATGGAGACGCTCAAGTAAAACCTATTGTTGCTCCTTTTTACAAAGTTACCGAAAGCGATGCACTAATTTTTATCGATAATAAATTCATTAAAGTTTCAGAAAATACTGATCCAACTCAAGTAACAGTTGAGGACGCTCAAGAATTTCCAGAATTCTTTGAAATTTGCGAAGCTTTCAGATTCTTAAACTTTAAAGAATCTGGTTCAGATATTGTTGCAAAATGTAGTAACCTATCAGTTGCATTCGGAATTAATGAGAACGGTACGCTAAACCTTAAGTTAAATGGTGCAGTTGTTGAAAATCTAGATAACGTTAGATTGACTGAGCTTTTAGTAATGGAGTCTCTTGATACACGCAGAGCCCTTACTAAAATCTTTGATAACTTAGATCTTATCGTTAATATTGAATTCGGAAAAACTATCGTTAACGAACGTCTTGGAAGAAATTCAATCGTTTTAAATCTTGGTGAAAACATTTTCGTTTTTGAAAAATTAGGAGACACTCGTATTCTTAAGAAAATGAAGGACCTAACTTTCCACAATTACGTAATGGAAAACTTTAAGTATGACGTTAGTGAGCTCTATTCAATTCAACTAGAAGAAAGAGACGCTAAAATCAAGGAACTTAATTCAGAAAAATCAGTAATCGAGGCTAACTTAGAGAAATTGGAAAAAACAATTTCACAAATCAATGAAGCTTTATCTGATGTAACAATTTCCGCTGATAATAAAGAGAAACTAAACGAACTTAGAATGTCAATTGAAAAGAACGTTAATGCTCTAAAGAATCAGTACATCTTAGTCGATCAGTCCAAAAAAAAAGCTTAAGTGAGTCCGAGGACATTACTTTAGTGTCCCCAACCGCAGCTAAATACGCAACTGGCCAACGTGTCATGTTGAAGTCTGGGCAATCTGCAACAATCGTTGGAATTGATTCGGTCGGTAAAACCTATAAGGTTATGGGCTCTGATAATAAGTACAAGTCAGTTAAGCCTGAAGAAATCGAAAAGGTCGAGTCTTCTAAGTACAAGGACTATCAACAATCTGGCCCAAATCCACAAAATCCAGAAGAGCTTTCAATTAAAGAAAAGGACGTTACTCTAGACCAAAGCGCATAATCTTTAGTATAATATCATCTAAAGACAATGTAAAATGGCTGACGTACTATGCTCAATCGAAGAGGCTCGCAATAGTGGAACCCTTCAGGTTTTTGAAAAGAAGACTAAATATCACGATTATCAATTTCTAGTTAGATCTGAGGAAGAGATAAAATTCAATGTTTCTCAAAATATCTCTACGAAACCTACTGGTGGAGAGTATTTTAAACCCCTATTCATACCGCACTATGCACAAAACCCAGGAGGTCCATTGACCCTTGAGGATTTGAATGAAGAGGATGTGTGGTTGGATGCAGGCGGCCATATTGGCATATTTGCAACCAGACTACTTACTCAATTTCCAAGAATTCAAAAAGTTTATTCTTACGAGCCGTTTCATAATAACGTTGAGTTTGCTCAACAAAATATCGAAATGAATCATGTACAAGATCGCTGTGAAATAATTGAAAAGGCTATTGTTGCAGATGAGTCCGAATCAGTAGAATTCTTTTTATCACAGGACTCAGGTAAACACAGTGTTCACCCAATTAGAGGTCGTCAGGTCACAACCGTTCCTGCTGAAAATATTAACACAATCATCAAGGAAAAGGGCATCACCTGTATCAAGATGGATATTGAAGGCCTTGAATACGATATGATTAAGGCAATCAATCAAGAAAGCTTTGATCAATTGAAATTATTCATTGTTGAATATCATTTTCATTACAGTTGGTTACTTGAAAACCGCGCCTCTAAATTCAATGAGATCATGGAAATTTTCGGAAATAACTTTGACCGAATTTTCGTTAACCCAAGAACAGCAAACGGTAAGCATTTCATTACTCACTTTGCTGGATTCAAAAAGATTTAATGAGCCCTTACGAGTTATTGCAGGAAATTTATCACGACAGTCCTTGGAAATCCCAAGTATGTTGTATTCTGCTTAACTGTACCAGAAGAGTTCAAGTCGATAGAGTTCGTGATGAGCTCTTTCGTCGTTATCCGGATGCGGTTGAAATGTCAGTCGCTGATCCCGAAGAACTTTCTCTATTACTTAAACCCCTAGGCTTCTATAACAGACGCGCAAGGACCCTAATAAAATTCAGCTTTGACTGGGTTGATAAAGATTGGAAACATCCCAAGGAACTGTACGGTATAGGACAATATGCGGCAGATTCTTGGGATATTTTTTATGAAAACCGATTAGACTTAGAACCCAATGATGGAGTTCTAGTAAAATACTTAGAATGGAAAAGAAATCAAGTAAATCACTCTATGCCTATTTTGGCGAATTAGGAATATTCGATACGAATATCCCAGGTCATACATTTTATCAAATTGGATTAATTGACTCCCTGTCTGAAAAATTCAAAGTTGATCAATTTGATTTCTTGAACTACATTAGCGATAAGTACACAAGCGGCTCAATCGATCCAGTTTTTCCAAACGATAATCTGGGAGTGCTCATGACTGAATACACAAGAAAGCTAATCAATAACTATCAGATTGCCTGGCCTGAGGTTATGGAAAAGATAACAAACCGTGAATATGATAAGATATTCTTGAAAGCCAGATTCAGGAATCTTTCAACTCTACAGAAAAAGTTGAAAGATGCTAAGATTTTTGAAGACATTATCACAACTGCTTTAGAAGTAGGATATGATCCGGCTGACATTGTAATCATTGACACAGATCTTTCACTAAGCGAATCTTTCTTATCTACAATCAAAGAGCTTGGACTTAGTCGAGAAATTCCATCAATTACAATGCCTGGAATGAGCAAAGCCTTTATTGATGATTGCTTAAGAATTCATGAAAATTCAACAGCGTCAAAGCCTACAAATTTGATGTACTATGGAAACCTTTCATTTGATAATTACAAAGAAGGTCATTCTAAAAATCCAATCATAAACGATATTATTCAGTCCGTTGACCAGGCTCAAATGTTTGATGGTACTCCATTCACGATGTCAGTTGCTGCAAAAAGTGATCTATCTCTTGAGAACTGGATAGGCAAACTGGATAAAGTATCTCTAATTCCTAGAGAGGACCGTGAATTTATTTGGGAGCATTTCTCATATTCAATGGTATCGGTAAACGTAAGTAAGGATCTTTATTTAAAGGAAAAATTCATTCCTGCCAGAGTTTACGAATCCATCATATTCGGGACAATTCCAGTTTCATATAAATGGGGTCAACATCCAGCAATGACGTTCGAAACGGTTGAAGACTTTTGGGAAATCTGTAAGTTTCTAGCCGAGTGCTCCAGAAAGGACTATTTGAAAATACTTAGACACTGTGCCGACCAACTTTAACCCAGGTTAGAGAATAAATAATAAGAAATTACGCAAACTTATAAATGCAATATGTAGTTTCAGCAGAGGAGTACTTTAATTCCATAAACGAAAATAATCAGAATCTTGACAGACTCGTTAAGTATTTTGAAAATATCCCAGAGGCATTCTTTGAGGCACTTGAAAGAACCGACTGGTCAAAAATGGACGATTTCTTTAATCTTCCAGTAGATGAGGCCGTTTCTCAAGCCAAATTAGATCACCAACTTTTTTTACTAGAACACATTGAAGATATTAACGATATCATTCAAAAAGAAGACTTTTTAGTTAGAGCGGGTTACGATACCGTTGCTCTACGTGAAAGTGGAGAATACTTAGCAACTCTTCAAACAATTGACGAGAGTTTACTTGGAACGGTTTGGAGTTTCATTAAAGGCATGGTAGCCGATCCTGATCCAACTGAAATGACCTTAAATATCATTCGTCTTGTCCTAGACGTTATTGGTATTGTTCCATTCACTTGGGCAGGTTTTCCAATCGACCCTGTGGCAAACGTTCTTTCTGCGATAATTTCATTGTACAAGAAAGATTGGTTCTCAATGATACTGAGTTTGCTATCAGCTATTGATATATCTAAAGTAAACGCAATAGCTACTAAATTTCTTAAACCTGCTGCACCGATCATAAACAAAATAGCTCCTATTTTATTTAGATCAGGCTCAAGTGCAGTTGCCCTTGAGAAAGTGTTAATCAATGCAAAAGAAGAGCTCATTAAAATAGGCGGAAAGAGCTTACTTGAAAACGTTATAAGCATGTTTAAAAATATTGCAAGTTTTCTAGTTGGTTCAGGGGTAAGCATTATCAAATTAATCGCAGGTTTCGTAGAGAAAGCGATTAATCTCGCAACATTTGGCTCAGCTAAGAAATACACAGCTAAGATTCCACAGTTCGTTGATAAGCTTGCAGCTAACATGAACTTGTGGGGCAAGAATTTCGATTCTGCTTCTAAAATTCTTTCAGGTACTGAAGGTGACTCAATTGCTAAAGCAACTAGCGATATTAAAGCAACTGCCAAAAAAGAAGTTATCAGTCAAGCTCAAAAGGACGCAATTGCTGCTGGCAAAAAAGGAAACGAAATAGGAGTTGAGATTCAAAAGAAGTTAACTGACTTTGATAAGGCCGCGATTGACAAATATTTGGATGCAACCGGTTACCTCGGAGATCTTCGTGGAGTCGTTAAAGAAACTGGTATTTTTAAGAATAAAATCTCAAAACTTTCGGACGCCGAACAGGAAATCTGGATCGCAGCTAAAATGGAGAATGAAATAATTGGACAAGCGAAACTAAGTGCGGACAAGATATTGAAGGACAAAGACCTAGCGAAGAGACTTGCGGAATTAGGTTGGAGACCAGGCAGTGCTGATCTAATCGCAATGGCAAGAAAAGGAGATGAGGCAGGCGTTAAGAAATTCTTTGAGGCATTCCTAACCGATCCGCAATTATCTAAAAATTTAAGTAAAGCTGAAATCAAGGCGTTCACTCCATTTGTTGCTAGACCGAAAGCCTTTGTAGAAGGAGTCAAGCACATGGACGATACAATAAAGGTTGCAAAAACAATGGAAGGTCTTGGTCGTACAATGGCAATGCGAGCAATTCCATTTAGACGAGTTGTCAGCTTCTTATCTCGATTAGTATGGCAGCAAATGGGAAATATTGAGTGTCTGGTAGAAGTTGGTGCAAATAAACTAAGCACCTCAGTTGCGACTGCAACTACCAAACTTGCAGCAAAGGGCATGGAAGCAGCAATGACTCCTGCCGTAAATGAAGAAGAGTCGACTCAGGTTGCTGAACCTACTCAAGATGCATCTCAACTTGATGCACTAGTTGCACAAGAAGTTGAAACGAATAAAAAATTAAAAGAAGGACTAAAGAGTAAAAAAGGTAAAGCTGATTGTGGAATGTTGGCCGCTGCAAACTCAGCGACCGTAGCTGCGCACGTCGCCGATTATCCAGGCTCAACTGCTAATCTTGGAGGAACTTCTACAATGGGTGATGATCCAAAGAAGAGAGCAGAATTTGAAAAGAATAGTGCAGAATACACAAAGAAAATACTCAAATCAATGGGCCTTGATACAAGTATTGACGCTCAACATGCGATTGACGGACTTGAGCCAGTTACTCAACTTGCTATATCTGATGTATGGGATGCTGAACACGGGGTGGTTAGCGTAAATACCTCAGATGTTTCTAACATGAAGGAGGTTGCAGACCAATACGTTAAGAGCGGAAAATGGACTCAAGAAGAGGCTGATGCTGCTCTTAAAAAGGCACAGGAAATGCTTGAGACTGGTGACATGCCGGAAATTCCATTGCCTAAATCAAGTAATAAAACAAACGAGGGCCTTTTTAAAACAAAAGGCTTTGGATTTACTACGATAAATAACTAAAATTACTATAACTCTGAATGAAAATCGTTAAAACATTTGAAGATTTTAAAAATAACCTCTCACAAGTTTCGGAAAAAGCTATCTCAGGAGGCGCCGTAACTAAAGAGACTGCCAAGGAAGGCGAACTTGCCAGATTCACAGTAGTACTTAAAGCGACTAGCGATAATGATGCTACAATCAGTGATGCTAATCCAGCACAAAGCGCACTTGAACTTCTTGTAAACAATCAAGAGTTTAAAAGCTGGTATTCAGCAAGTACCACATACTCAATATCAGGAAATACTTTCACTACTCCTAATGCTGCATCAATCGCATTCATTGAAACTGGTAAACACAGACAAGCCGGTTTTCTAAAAAGAGAAAAAGCGACAGAGACATTTGTTTTCAAAAAAATCGGATTGCCTTCTTCATCTTATAGAGACAAATCTGAATTGTCATACGATGTTAAAAAATTTCCTGCACAGGCTAAAGCAACAAGTTCGTCAGGGGCTACCATCTATGCATGGAACGTCGAACAAGAAAAGGACATGACTCTTAGCCCAGCTACAAAAGTGGAAGTGGCATTAAGTGAATTAACAGTTGATGCTGCAATGAAAATTGCAGCAAAGCCAAGCCAGCCTACTGCAACCTCAGCAACCTCAACCGCGTCAAGTTCAGCCGGTTCTGCTGGATCAGCTGGATCAGCTGGTTCTACTGGAAACATCTCAACTCAAACTCCGAAATACGCAGGATTAAAGCTTACTCAAACATTTGACCAAAAGATTCAAGATTTGCAAAAATTAATCGTTGCTAAGGGTGGCGATGCCGCTGCTGCAATCACAGCTAAAGGCGGAGCAATTGGAAAATACGGATCAGGTACAGCAAAGGCAATCGGAATTTTAGCTGGAACAAATAAAGAAGAGAATGAAATTACTGCCGATATCGATGCTAAGTTACAAGCTGCTCTTGCTGGAGTAACTGCTGACCAGATTGCAAAAGTTCAAACTCCTGCTGCAAAAACTGGAGGCGCTTCACAAGCTGCAGCTAAGCCAGCAGTCGCTAAACCAAAAGCTGTCGCTAAAGCTGACCCAGGATTCTAATAAAAATTAATAAAGTATACAATGATTAACTTAAACAATTACGCAATATTAGCTGAACAGAAAAAATACGGATACCTTGTAACCGAAAGTATCGATTCAGTAAATGAAGCTGCTCCGGACATGCAAACTGAGGATGGCGTTAAAAAGGTGTTGGGCGGAAAAACTGACCCAAATTACGTAAACCAATGGAATCAATTAGTCGATGATGTGGCTACTCGTAAAGCGGCAGGTACGTACACTGTGACAATCAATCACGATGACAATAGGCCAATGGTAACTTTGCAATATCAAATCGGTTCTGATCTTAAGCCTGTAAAAGGTAGTGTTAAACTGGCAGCAGCGACTGCAGCGCCAGCAACAGCGGCTAAAACCTATACGGATGAAGAACTAAAACCGACAGTTGACATCTTAGTTGATGACCTGGACGGAATTGTTACAATTGCGAACTTGAACAGCATCAAGACCAATTTAACAAAGTATGTAGGTCAATTTGGATTAGCGGATGATGACACTACGAAAGTTACAGCGATCGGTCGTATTTTAACTCTGTATAAGAGAGATGAAAGTGGAGATACCTTAACTGGTGATATAGCTAGTGTTGGAACTGCAACATTGGGAGTTGACGCTGAGAAGTTAAAGACTCAACTCGCAACTTTACTTAAACCCTATAAAGAGCAATAATATGCTAATAATAAACGTAAAAGATCACGGATCTTTAGACAGAGCTCTTAAGACCCTAAAAAGAAAATTCGAACAGGTCGGAACAGTTAGAGAACTTCGCTCGCGTAAGGAGTTCACAAAACCTAGTGTGAAGCGTCGAGCTGAAGTACTTGATGCTAAGTACCGACAAACATTTGTCAAGAATGATTAAAACATTTTCAGACTTTTTGAACGAGAAAAAAAAGAATTGGGCCGGTGCTGGAGTTGCGATCGTGTATGACGCAAAAATCCTGTTGGTCCATCCAGCAAACGGAAGTTGGGTCAAACCCATCATGGGAATTCCAAAGGGCGGAATTGAAGAGGGCGAAGATCTTTTACATGCCGCACTTAGGGAACTTAAAGAAGAAACCGGTATTGATCTATCAGCGGATAAGCTTGAACCTAATGTTGAGACCGTTGAAATTTTTAATAAGGACGGCAAATATCAACACTCATTACACTATTTCGTCTGCAGAATAAATGATCTTTCAGAAATTGGGCTAGACTCTCTTTCGGTTCCGAAAACTCAATTACAAAAAGAAGAGGTTGATTGGGCAGGGTTCATCAACATCAAGGAAGCCTATGGAAAGGTTTCACGAGCTCAATTAATAATATTAGACAGACTTTCCTAAAACTTATTCATCCAGTTGAGTAAAATTATCTATTAAAATCAAAATTTTATTCAAATGGAAAACACTCAAGAATTATTAACCGATGCATTAGTTGCCGAAGAAACAGCAGTTGATGTTGTTGAAAATGTGGTTGAAGAAACTCAACCTGAATCAGAATTTAGCCTAGACGAAGAGTTCATGAAGGAAATCGGAAACGGCTCTCCTGAAGATGCTAGCGGTTCTCAAGCTGAACAATCTGCACTAGACATGTTAATTGCACGTAGAACTGGATTCTATCCAATCAAGTTAGACATTGCTGACTTAAAATGGATCAAGAATTCATGTAACTCAGGCAAGTTCACATTCACTGGACCAAACGAGGCCTTCATGTTAATGAATTGCTTTATGGGAGTTTCAGCAGCAATTGCTAGGCTTGAACAGGAAAAAGCTGAAAAAATGGAATCTACTGGATCAGTAGAGATGCAAGCTGCCGCAATCGAAGCTGCTGCAATCCTACTTAACAAGTATGAAGGTTCTGGCCTTGAATCAGCTCAACGCGTTTTCAGAATTGCAATCGCATTAAATGGTCCAGTAATGGAAATGAAGCAACTTGATCAGATCATTAATCAATTAAAAATCGAAGAGGCTAAAAAGGATGAGCTTGCAAATCAAGCAGACTTGGAAAACACTCCAGTAAATCCTAGCTAATTAAATACAATTATTCTTTAAAAGCCGCGACAGCGGCTTTTTTTGTTTAGTATAATAACCAATATGACAAAGCACGATTTTCAAACAGTTGTAAATTTCATTGAGGAAATGAAAGCAACTTCATCAACCAACGATAAAAAGTCAATTCTGCAAAAGTATGACTCGCCCGTGCTCAGAAAGTTATTTGAATATGTGTATTCTCCTTTCAAACAATACTACGTCACGTCCGATAATCTAAAGAAGCGTCAAGATCTTAGTTTTGATAACTATGATGACCTGTTCAGCCTACTCGATGATCTGAACGAACGTCGTGTGACTGGTCACTCTGCAATTCAATCCGTGAATGGATTTATTGAAAAGAATAAGGAGTTCGCAGATGTGATCTATGATGTGATAGACCGTAACTTAAAGACCAGAGCAACCACCACACTAATCAATTCTGTTATGCCAGGAACGGTTCCAACATTCGATGTTGCCCTAGCTGAAAAGTTCGAAGGCAATGAGAAAAAGGTTAATTTTGACTCAGGCGAATGGTGGGCCAGTCGTAAGCTTGATGGAGTCCGATGCATTGCCGTAATTGATGAAAACGGAGACATTAAGTTTTATTCTAGAGCAGGAAACGAGTTTTTAACCCTTGACGTTCTAGCAGAAGAGCTGAAGAGTCTAAATCTTAGATCAGTCGTATTGGACGGAGAAGTTTGCATCATGAAGGATGGTGGACTTGAAGATTTTCAAGGAATCATCAAGGAGATTGGTCGTAAGGAACATACTATCCAGAACCCAATGTATTATGTGTTCGACATGCTTCAAACCGATGAGTTCAATAACCAGTCTGGAGAAATTCCTCTCTCTACTAGACTACTTCAGCTTGGAGTCTTTTTCAGCCTTCATTCTGATCTCAAGTGTGTAGCTCCTCTTGTGCAAATTCAAGTCTCAAGCAGAGAGCACTTTGAAGAAATGGTTGCAGATGCAACCAACTTAGGTTATGAGGGCATAATGATTCGTAAGGATGTTGGTTATGAGGGCAAGCGCTCAAAGAATCTACTTAAGGTTAAAAAAATGCACGATGCAGAATACGTAGTAGTCGATGTGGAGAACGGAATTCATCGAGTGATCGAAGCGGGTCGTGAGGTTGAGGAGGAAATGCTAAGAGCTGTAATGGTTGAGCATAAGGGTAATCGAGTTAGAGTTGGATCAGGTTTTTCAATCGATCAACGTCGTTTCTATTATCAAAACCCCGATGAAATTTTAGGTAAAACAATAACCGTTCAGTATTTTGAAGAAACTACAGACCAGCACGGAGATCACTCATTAAGATTTCCAGTCATAAAAGTAGTTCACGGACAGAAAAGAGAATTTTAATTATACATGCATAAAAGAATAATCCTAGTCGGCCGTGCCGCAAGCGGTAAAGACTACATCCGCAAAAAATTTGAAGCTAGAGGCTTTAGATACGCAATTAGTTACACAACTCGTCCTCCTAGGGAAGGCGAAATTGATAACGTTGATTACATCTTCATTTCTCAGGAAGAGGCTCAAGAAATGATTAAGAATGATGACTTCTATGAGTACGTTGAATTCAATGGTTGGATCTACGGAACTTCAAGAGATCAGTTCGATTACGATGATGTGTTCATCATGACTCCTTCGGGTCTAGCTCATTTGGACGAGGACTCACGTAAAAAATCATTCGTCATCTTCATTGATATTGAAGAAGAGATCAGACGTGAGAGAATGGCGACTCGTAACATGCCAGGAGATTCGGTGGATCGCAGAATTGAGGCTGATCGCAAGGATTTTGAGAATTTTACAAATTACGATATAAGAATAACTAACCCAGACTTTTAATATGGCATTTGAATTAACCGGAATAATCATTGAAATATTCCCAGCACAGACTTTTAACAAGGGCTTTCGCAAACGAGAGTTCGTTATTGAAACGGGAGATAAGTACCCACAAAAAGTAGTTTTCGGACTTGTTCAAGACAAGTGTGACATGATTGACTCCTATGGAGTCGGCGATACAGTTGCAGTTGCATTTGACGTTAAAGGCCGAGACTGGACAGACAAATCAGGTCAAACCAAGTACTTCAATACTTTGGAAGCCTATCGAATCAGCGGTCAGCAACGTGCCGCGGTTAAGGGCAAACAGGTAGAAGAGGACGATGATGACGATGAAATCTTCCGTAGCCTAGGTATTGATACTGGCCCAAAGAAATCAACCGCAAAGGTTGATAAGGATTGGAGCGATGATGACTTACCTTTTGATCTATAAAAATTAAAAAATAAAATACACATGACAAAATCTATTAAACTGACAATTGCTATTGTAATCATGGCTATCTTAGCAGCCGCTTACGTATGGCACTCAAATTCAACTCACCGTTACGTGAGACATGAAGTTCACTCGCCTGAGGCAAAACGCGATCTTGAAGCTCTTGACAAAGCTCTAAAAATCATGAGAGCAAAGGACTGTTCAGATCCATTGAGCTGGTATTATCAAGGGGCAATTCACTGGATTCCAGATACAATTGCTGACAATAAATTGTGCGATTCATATCATACTGTTGCTGACATAAAAGAGGCATGGGATAATTGCACTCACTCACCGAGCGGCAAGGAAAAATTGCATTTCCTAGTTTGGCACAGACTGTACATTTGGCACTTTGAGAAAATCGTTCGTAAACTATCAGGTTACAATGAGTTCACATTACCTTACTGGGATTATTCTGGACCCAACTCAAATAATAAAGTTCTACAAGAAGTATTCAGAACCCCAGGTAGCGGAGTCTATGAAGCTTGCAGATATGATGCCCTAAATGCAGGACAGCCGATTAGCGGAGAAATCGAAAGAGCTCTTGACCTAACCAACTTAATGAAAAAGACCGACTACCGAGCATTCTGTTATCAAATCAATGCAGCTCCACATGGTGCAATGCACGACTACATTGGAGCAGGTAATGATACTACTGGAAATCTAAAGTTCAATA